TGATTCTGTTAAATCAAGACTGACAGTAGAGAACGATGATAAAGCAAGTATGTATTCGGTTAAAGACTTAATGCAGATTCACAAAACTATCGGTATTCCTATTGTATTCGATTACCACCATCACAAGTTCTGTACTGGTGACTTATCAGAGGAAGACGCATTAAGACTCGCCACATCGACGTGGGGTGGTGTAAAACCCATTGTACACTACTCAGAAAGTAAATCACTCCATGAGAATGACGATAAGATAAAACCACAAGCACATTCAGACTATATACATACATTACCTGACACATATGGGTTAGATGTTGATGTTATGTTAGAGACAAAGCAGAAAGAGTTAGCACTTCTAAAAATGATTAAAAACTAAAATTTTTATATTTATTCGTAGTATTCTAAAACAATGGGTAGAACTATGATTAAGTTAAAGAGAATAATAGAAGGTATACTAAAAGAAAGTGTTCATGATAAGAACATATTCAAGGCAGTATTTCTTGGTGGTGGACCAGGATCTGGTAAAGGATTCGTATTAGGGGGTTTAACAGGTACAACAGCGGGTGGAATCAGTCCATTTGGGGTAAAAGTAGTTAATTCTGACACTTTTTACGAGTTTTTATTGAAAAAAAACAATCTTCCATTGATAATGGACCCTGGTTCTGATATATATTCTTTACAGATGTTTCAGAGAGAAAAAGCAAAATTAATGGCTTCAAATCAGTTTTTTCAGATAGTTAACGGTTGTTTACCTGTTTTTATTGATGGAACTGGTGCAGATTTACCTAAAATTCAGAAAGTTTCAAGTATGTTATACTCATTGGGATATGATGTTGACATGGTAATGATAAATACTTCATTGGATATAGCTCAACAAAGAAATCAAATGCGCGCAAGAAAAGTACCGCCGATGATAGTAGCAAAGAAATGGGAAGAAGTTCAACATAATATTGGTGCTTTCCAAAGTTATTTTGGAAATCAACGCTTTCATGTTGTTGATAATAACAAATCATACGCTACTGATTCAGAAGAATATAATGATTTAATGCTACAACTTTTTAGAAAAGGTAAAAGTATATTGGAACGCCCATTACAAAATCAAGTTGGTAAAAAATTAATTCAACTTATGCAAAAAGAAGGTGTTGCGTATCTTACAGATTTATCAATAAGCGAAGAGCTTATTGGTTTAATGAGAAATTTAGAACCATAGTGAGAATTTGATGAAATCCAAATTATTGTCATTACAGACACTTATCTGGTTTTGTGCAATAGGTTTAGCATCTTTTTCTGGATATTACTCTGTATACGGAATATCCAAATTATTTTCTGGTGGTTCATGGTCAATTATCGGAATGGCCGCCATGCTTGAATTTTCCAAGTTAGTTGTTATAACATTTTTACATGAACACTTCAAAACACTTAAACTTTTATTTAAGTTTTATTTAATGTCATCCGCAGCGGTACTAATGATATTAACTTCTGTTGGTGTATATGGTTATCTTACCAACTCATATCAAGAAACAGCAAAATCTATTTATGAAACACAAAATAAAATTGCTCTTCTTGAACAAAAGAAAAAAATATTCACGGAACAAAAAACACAAATCGATACGTTAGTTAAACAAAAAACTGAACGTATTTCATCATACGATAAACTTAGACTTTCACAAGAGAACTCATTGAATTCCCAATTAACTCAGAAGCAAGGAACTCGTGGTTTACAAAAAAACATCCAATCAGTTGATCAATCTACACAAACACTTAATGGTGAAATTTCTCAATTAAATCAGAAATCAATTAATTTATCCGATTCGGTAGCTTTATTAGAACAAGAAAAATTAGTATTGGAAAATTCAACATTTAGTTCTGAAATTGGTCCATTACTTTATTTGAGTAGGTTAACAGGAAAACCGATGGACGTAATTGTAAATTGGTTTATACTTGTTCTTGTTTCCGTATTTGACCCATTGGCGGTTTCTTTAGTAATTGCTGCAAATCATTTAAGACATAAAGAAAAAGAAACATTAAAAGTAGAACCTCAAATAACAGATGCCGTAACTGTTCCTAATTTTAATAATCAAATAACAGATGCGGTAACTATTTCCAAAATGGAAACTATTCCTACTGAAGAAATAACTGAAGTGGTTGATATAGAAGAAGATATAAAAAAAAATAATTTGGAAATAGAAGAAGAAAATGTTAATTTTGAAGTAAATGAAGAAGAACAACATGTATTCTATGGAGAACCTCCGATTCAATCTTATAGAAGAGGAATTTCTTTATAGAATATTATTTTATATAAAAAAGGAGTGGTTATATGGACGATTTATATGATGGAAATATTGAAGACATACGTAAAGTAGTGAAACAAGAAAAATCAGAAGAAGATATTCCGTTAAGATGGAAAGAAGCAACCACTCAAATGGATTACGGTATTGACGTAAATGCTTCAAGTGTTCTTTTGTTTGGTGAAATTATGGACGGTACTCTTTATGATTTAATTACTCGTATTAGAGCAATTTTACACATGAGAGACGAAAGTAAAAAAGATGATCCAATAAACCTTGTTATTAACTCAACTGGCGGTTCTGTATACGAAGCATTGGGTATTATTGATTATATTCAAAGTTTAGATGTTAAAGTAAATACAATTGTACGTGGATGTGCAATGTCAGCTGCTGCTCTTATTTTATGTGCTGGTACAGGTGTTCGTGCAGCATCTAAGAACAGTACAATAATGTTCCATGAAATGTCCTCAGACATTTACGGTAAATCTTCCGATATGAAAGCAAACGTTCAACACATGGAAAAGTTAGAAGACATTTTATTAGATATTATGTATACAAATTCCAAAAAAGACGTTGAATGGTGGAAAACAACTACAATTAAAGATTTTTATATTACACCGAAAGAAGCATTAGAATTGGGTGTAATAGATACAATTATTAAACCAAAACATTCAAGGGGATAGGTTATGGTTATTTTGGTATATATACTGATACTTTTAGTATGTGGATTTGGTTACATAATATATAACCTAAATAAAAAATACACAGAATTGGAAGAAATTGCTTTAGAAAACCAAGAATTTATATTTTCACTTAGAAATAGAGTCCAGTCACATAGGTCTGCACTAAAACAATTAGATAAAATAGGTTCATTTGAAGCAGACGATGAGACGGGATATTTCTTTAAGGAATTAAAGAAAATAGTAAATGACATTTATTATTATTTTGGTGATAAACCACCAAAAGATGACGATGATGATACAACTCCAGGTGAGCGTGGATTTTTTGCAAACATTAGGTGATAGTTACTATGGAAATAAAAAAGAAGGTTAAACAAAATATATATTTCACGCAAGAAACTGAAGATGCTATTGTTACATACAATACAATCGAAGATGACATTCAGCGTAATATATTATATACTGCAAAGATTCATCCTGCATTTCACAAGCTTGCAGAGATTATGATACACAGATTTAAGTTTTATAATTTTGATGTTTCACACGAAGACGTTAAAAATGAAGTTGTTTCATTTTTACATGAAAAAATTCATAAATATAAAGCTGAAAGTGGTAAAGCGTTTTCTTATTTTTCAATTGTTGCTAAGAATTATTTGATTGCTGAAAATAATAAAAACTATTATCATTTCAAGCGTAGTCAAGATATTGAAACTATTGATGCTGAACGCAGTATTATCAATGAAAAAGTTAGAGCAGACTTAATCGAAGAACGTAGGGATTTTATTGACTTGTTTGTTCAAGTTGTAGAAAAATATTTACCATTAATATTTTCTAAACGAAGAGATGTACAGGTAGCGGATACAATACTTTATTTGTTCAAAACTCGTGAAAATATAGAAAATTATAATAAAAAAGCAATTTATATATTAATACGTGAAAGAACAGGTGTTAGTTCACAACATATAACTAATGTAATTACAAAAATTAAAATTATTTACGCTATGTTATATAAAGAATACCGTGATGGTAATAACATAACAAATTTGTCTTGGTACGATTTCCAAGATATTATTAATAACTAATATATTTATTGATATGAGCTTTGACCAAGAACTATTCGGAAACAAAAAGTTTTCTGATTTACTAAAAGATATTTACGATAATCAGAAGAAAAAAGACCGTCAAATTAATTTATTAATTGCGGATTTGAAACCACTTATAACTAATATAAGTGATGCAAGTATGTTAGTTCCAACAATCAAAGATTTCATGGAAGTGTCAGTTAAGAATGATGAACATTTAGTTAAATTGGCAGCAGTTGTGCAACGTGCTATGAGTAACAAAACGGAAGAATCCAATTCGTTCTTAACTGATGATGAAAAAGAAGCCTTATTAAAAGGAATTCAAGAAATTCAGGAAGAACAAGAGGAAAATCAAATTGGCACTAAATCCACAAAAAACGATAATGAATGGTGATGAGTATGAGTATGCTCCAGCCGAAGTTATAGACGTAGATTATTCTGATATTGACAGTTCAAGACTTTACAAGATACGTTGTAAATTAATTGGTGCATTTGGTTCTCAACCTTCAACTGCATTTTTTGAAGCGCGCCCTCTCCATTCAAATATAAAACATATTCCTATTGTTGGTGAAGTAGTTATGGTTACTAAGTCAACTGGACCTTATGCTAATGCTATTAGTCCTGGTCAAGAATATTATTACACACATCCAATTTCAATTCAAAGCTCTGTTCATCATAATGGTTTACCTGGTGTTACTGATGTACCCAAGACTTTAAGTCCTCGTGATACAGAAACAAGAAAAAAAGTGCAAGACGGCAATACAATTAAAACAAAAGATAAAGGACAAATAACTAAAACAATAGACACTTATTTTCCAGAAAGAACAGACGTTTACCCAATTCAACCATATCCTGGTGATATTATATTTGAAGGGAGATGGGGACAATCGATTAGATTTGGTTCAACTATTGACATATCTAAGGCTTATCCTGTATATCCGTCATGGACTGAAGGTGCTGGTGCTTCTGGTAATCCCATAACAATTATTTCAAATGGAACTAACCCAACACTAAAGCGTTACAATAAATTTATTATTGAAGACATAGATAAAGACGATTCTGCAATTTGGTTAACATCAAAACAGGCAATAAGATTTACTCCCGCTTCAAGATTAAATAAAGCTATAAAAAATAATAAAATAGATTCATACAGACAAACCAAGTCAGCAGGAAATCAAGTAATAATATCTTCCGATAGAGTAGTTCTTAACGCTAAAAATAATGAGTTAATTGGATTTAGTAAAATTGGAATTGGGTTTTCTACCGATAACGCCATTGGTTTAGATGCTAAGAATGCGATAGAGATGGAAGCTAAAAAAATAAATTTGGGTGTAAACGCTGTTGAACCTGCATTATTAGGAAATAAAACAATTATTTGGTTAAATCAACTTTGTAAGATATTAGCTAAAGTTATAGATGGAATAACAAAAGCACAATTTCCTACTGCACTTGGACCAACTGGATTTGCATTAAATTTAGCATCGTTTTTAGCAACAAATAGTAATTTAGAATCATTAGTAAAAGATTTAGATTCATTGGCAAGTAAATTGGTGTTTTTAAATGAAAATGCAGGTGGACCATCTGAAGAAGAATTATCAACCGCTACTTCTACAAGATCACGTGGTTCTATTTCACAAAGTAAACCAAACATAAATACTGTAAGTTCTATTGATGATCCAGGACTAAATGAATTCGCAGAACCACCACCAGTTAATCCTGATGAGTTTGATGTACCTACGGGTCAGGGTGAGGAATTTGAAGATTAAATAGTTATAGTAGTGTTATTGTTTATAATTTTAATTTGGATAAAAAATGGCTGTTGGTTTAGATGACATAGAAAATGTAGAACGTCCAGAAGAAACTATTGCAAGATTAGAACGGGAGAGAAATGTATATCTTTCAAGTAAAGAAAAATTTACAATATATAATGAGTATTATGCTAATAAAAAAAATAAGAGAACTCAAAATGATGTACCTAATACATCTGATAATAATGCTGCAAATTTAACAAAACCAGCACCTACTCCTACATCTACCCCAACAGAAACAGCTACTCCTACGCCAACAACTACAACTACACCTACACCTTCACCAGCACCTGGATTAGATTGTGGACAATATATAATTTATACTCCGCCCGATACACGTATACCATATCAAAATCTAAACGATGGAACACTTACAACAAATGGATTTGATGCTCCTCCGCAATACTGGTCTATTAATGAACCGTTTGCAGGAAATGCGGAAACACCTCACGTTTTTACCTACGTAAGATCAAGTGGTGATATTGATACTGGAGATGAATATCTCAGAACAAGTTATTTACGTGGTCATGCACGAATGGGTGATGTTTTGTCTAGTCGTGCTAATAAAAAATATTTTACACCTGAAAGTTATGACATATGGGAAAGAAAGGAAAAGGGTGAAGCCGGAATTTCATCACCAATACAATCACCAATATACATTGGAGATACAAATGTACCAAGTGGAGAAACACCATTAAATCCAGATTCATCATGTGGGGGTGAACAACCACCACCTCCAAAATCAAAAGCAACAATTCAAGAACAATTAGTTGAACAAAAAACTACAACATTTGAAAAAGTTGAAATTCAACCAATTGAAATACAGGGTTTAAAACTCACAGATAGAGTAAATGCAAGATTAAGGTCTGTGAAAATGCCACCTATAATAATAGAAAGTGTAACTATACCTGCTGATGCAACTGGATCTGTTTTGATAGATTCTATTGATTTATATGGTCCACCAATTATAATACCAGAAAAAAAATTAAGTGGTACGGGAAAAACAGAAACACTTGAGGATGTTAAATTACCAGTTATAACTGTTTATGTTGAAGAAATAAAACTAAAAAGGTCGGACATTCCAATTAAAATTAGGTCTATAACTTTTCCAGATGCAGTTATAGAATCTCTTGTTGTACCAGAACAGTTATCACCAGATCCAGAAATTGAGTCGTTTACAATAGAAGACGCACCATTTACTGTATCTGCTGTACGTGAAGTACCCAAAGAGAAAGATGCACCTGCGGGTTTTGTTAAAAATCAAACTGTTGTATTAGAAAATGTTGAAGCTAAAGTAGATTTAAGTGAAATACTTAAACAATTACAATTTTTTAAAGATTCAGCAAATGCACCACTTATTAATTTGAATCTTCAAAATAGAGATACTAAAATAAATGTTAGACGTGTTTTAATACCAGAAAAAGCAGAAGAAAAACATTCTGTTTTAACTGTTACAACAGAACCTATAAAAGTAGGTACATTGGAATATAGTACAAATCCAAATGAAGAAAAAACTACTTTTATTCCACAACAAGAACCTGTTGTTAAATTAAAAGATGTTGTTATTGATACTAAACAAATAGTTAAAGATAATCCTGAAAAATATGATATTCCAGAATTCTTAAAAGAAAATTTACCAGAAATAACGTTAAGCGAAGTTGTTCTTAATATAAAAGCAGACTCAATTATATTGCCAGTTAGTTCATCTGCTACTAATGTTACCATAGATGATATTGTAATTTCACAGAATACTATAATATCTTCCGATTCTATTATTGTTCCAGAAAAAAAGAAAACGGTAGAAGAACAGAAAAAAGAAGGTAATGCAGATACAAAACAAAATGAAGGTTCTAAATCAACCGATGAAAAAAAGAAACCTGCTGCAAAAGCAAAGGGTGCAACAAGTAGTAAAAGTGAAGGCTCTAAATCAGAGAAAAAAGAAGATATTTCTAAAGTTCCTACACCAACTGGTGTGGACCCAATAAATGTTATACGTAAGGGTAGAGATATTCCAAAAGCGCCAGGTTTAGATAAACCTAAAACATTACCTTCATTTGCAACAGTAATTGGAGCAGGTAAACAATTTTCAAGACATTGGGATACTAAATTGCCAACCTACGCACAATGGGATTGGACTTGGCCAATAACAACTGTTTATAAGCCAGTTGATCCAGGAATAGTTGCAGAAGCAATAAGAGACAGAAATAAAAGTAATAGCAGACCATCGGAACTTAATACTGGATGGTGGGAATATTTACACGATTTAAAAAGAAATCAACCATTATACGGTTATAAGGGTATATCTGCTGGTGAGTTATTAAAGGATAACGGTGGTGGTAGTATATTACAAAGATTGGGATACGCACCACAAATGGCTCCTTTTATTCCAAAAAACCCATGGGTACATAGATTCAAAGCTAAAAACTCAAATACTGTTAAAGGTGCATTTTTAAACCCTACTACAAAATATGATATATGGAATGAAGTAAATGGAGATTATTCAGCCCAAGATTTAGAAAATGTACCTGAAAACGAAAGAGAAACAAAAGGTAGATTTCCATTTATGATGATGGGTAGATCATTTCACGAAGGCTATACTCCACTAGCTTATAATGCAAATTGGAAAAAGTTGGTTAGTACATTTAGGTTATCTACACAATTCGGTACAGGTGATAAACCAGGATATGGACCAATGTTGCCATCAGACTATAAATTTAGTTTATTAGATATTGGTATTATTATGAATTTTACTGAATGTGGATATACTAACAGATATTTACTTCCAAACGGAGCAATGCCAGCACTAGCTGCTTCAAGATCAGAACAACATTTAATGATGGTTAATGATGAAGTTGCTAAATGGGTGGTGGGGACAGTTGGAATACACCCAATGACTGGTAGATTTCTGAATAAACCGGCATTTAATTTGAATTGGTCACATGAACCACATTGGTGTGGTATTTCTACTTTATTTTTTAATGCAAAAGGAAATGTGACGTTAAATGGTGGTCCAATTTCTGTAAAGTCATATGAAGGATCGGTGACTGATATTAAATATGGTATTCCACTTAACAGACCAAGACTTGAAGAAGGAGAAAACGATCCTTGGGATGAGCAACTTTGGATTAAAAATTGTAGTGGCAGATTAGGTACACATACAAGAAATTTATGGTATAAAGCGTTCCAAAAGTTTGGTGCTGAAAAATGTCAACATACATATGATTCAGATTTTATAAGTCAGAATAAAGATAGAATAAACCAACTTTGGTTTATAGGAGGAATACACTACGTTGGTACACAATTAACCAAATATGGTGCTGATTTAATAAAAACTGCAGTTTTAGATTTAGATTGGGACCACGCGATAGTTTCACATACAGGACATATTGAGACTGTATTAGCAATAGACGTGGATGGTATGTTATATCGTTATGGTGGCAATACATCAACCGATGGAAATGGTGGTAATCATGGAAATTCAATGGGTATTTGGCGAACTTTTGTTGGTAGTTTTGGTGGTATGCAAGCTAAAGGTGAACGTGGTGGATTTTGTTTAATAACACGTGGTTATGCAAAATATCCAAAACAAATGAGAGAAAAACCTGGAATATCTGCTCCTTGGAAAATAACACCAGTAATACAATCATATATGGATTTTTGTGCAAATAACCCAGATCCAAAATTTCCAGTTTATAACAAATATTACCAAGAGATAAATGAAATGAATACAATTTTACAATCAAGTTTTTTAAAGTAATAAAAAAGGATTTAATATGGATACGAAAAATTTTTTCAGTAAAATACGTGAAATAATACGTGAAGAAATTGAATATGCTTTAGAGAAAAAAGCAAAAACAGAATCTTCAAAAAAGAAAGTACAACAAGAAGCTCTTCAACACGGTGTTTCTTTATTCAAAAATCAATCATCTACTCCTAAACCAACAAAACAAAAACAAGTTAGAAGTGAGTTTTCAAGCATTCAAGATTTGTTGGCGGAAACAAGAAGAAGTTTACAAGAAAGTATGGAAGATGATAATTATGAAAATTCAGATAGTTATTTGAATGAAGGGTATTCTCAAAAAAGTATGGGTGCAATACCACAAGGAGTTGATCCATCAGAAGTACCGTCTGAAGTTATGAGCGCATTAACAAGAGATTATTCTGCACTTATGAAAAAGATACAAGAAAAAAATGGAGGATGATTAAATGACAATGGTTAATTTTCGGCAAAAACTTCGTGGGTCTGTTAATGATTTGGTTTTTCTTGACCCAAGTGGTGTTGCTAAACCAATTGGTGTTAGTATTCCGTTTAATAATCCCAACGGTGTTTTCTATAAAACTTTTACAAATAATGCTCAAATTCTTACAAACTTAAAATTATTATGTCTGACACAGAAAGGTGAGAGATATTTACAACCAGAGTTTGGAACAGATTTAAGGTATATATTATTTGAAAATATATCGGATGAGGATGATTTTAAATCAAAATTACTTGGAACTGTAACATCTGCCATTTCACATTGGATGCCTTTTTTGCAAGTTACAAAATCAGAGGTAATTATTAATGTAAATACCAGTGACAAAATAGTTGACGAAGATCATGCAGTCAGTATAAAACTTGATATAAATATAGCAGGAACTCCGAGTTATTTACCAATAATCATATTTATATCTGATACTGGCAATTTAACCATACAAGAGGCGTTATATAATGGCTGATTTGATTAAAAAAGATGTACGTTATTTAGGTAGAGATTTTAATTCCATCAAAAATAACTTAATTGATTTTGCAAAGAATTATTTTCCAGATACGTATCAAGATTTTAATGAAGCATCGCCAGGTATGATGTTTATGGAAATGGCTGCGTATGTTGGTGATGTTTTGTCATATTATACCGATACTGCTTTACAAGAATCTATGATTCTCCATGCTACTGAAAAAAGAAATATAATGAATATTGCACAATCTATGGGTTATATTCCAAAATCAAGAACTGGTGCAAGCGTTATGTTAGATGTTTTTCAATTAGTTCCATCGAAAACAGTAGGTATTGATATTGTTCCTGATTTTGCTTATGCATTTGCAATAGAGCCAGGTATGCAGGTTGGAACTGATAATTTTTCGGGTGGTACAAATTTTAGAACAACTGAATATTTAGATTTTAAGTTTAGTAGTAGTTTCTCTCCAACTGAAATAACACCTTTTGAAATAGATGATGTTACTGGAGAAGTTACTTTTTGGCTATTAAAAAAGAAAGTACACGCAATATCTGGTACAGTACAGAGTAGATCTTTTTCATTTGGTTCACCTAAAAAATACGATACTGTTAAAATAACGGTACCAGATTTGATAGAAATATTATATGGTGAAGATACCGAAGGAAATAGATGGACGTATGTTCCTTATTTAGC